CAAGCGCTTTCTCAGCAGAAGTTACTGGGTTGTTAGCGTTAAAACTAAAACTGACCAGTGGGCTTGGCTTTTCAGGCGTAGCAAACGCTTTGTTTGCTTGTGTAATAGCTTGAGCAAGTGTTTGAACGTGTGGGGGCAGTGTATTAAATACAGTAGCAAAACGGTTACCAAATGTTTCAACACGTGGGCCTTCAATGTTTTGCCCAAATATGTTTAACGAAGTTGGATTCTCTGGATCGTACAGTGTGGCTACTTTGCCAAACACTTCTTCCCGCTTGGCTAAATTTTGTTGCGCTTCCTGCACTTGCTGGTTTTCAGCGGCAGCAGCTTGAGTCTGCTGTGCAATATCTGTTGTGCCGCCTGTTACAGCAGGGGGTGTCAGAGTTGCTGCTTGAGCTTTGAGTGCTTTGTATTCTTGCTGTTCTTCAGGCGTAAAGAAACGGCCTTCAGTTGCTGGAATCTTTATTGGTTGACCATCAGGACCTTCAACAGTACGTGCAGGTGATCCTTTACCAACAGCCTCTAATTCAGCTAAACGTGCTGTTGGGTTTGGGTGGTTTGCTGGCGTAATTACAAGAGGGGCAGCAGGTGGGGCTACATTGTTAATAGGGGTACTGCTAACTTCAGGCTGGCTAAATGCCTGTTGAATTTCGTTGGTAGCAGGAGTGCTTCTTCTCCATCCGCCAAGGCCGCCGCCCATAATACCGCCAAGAGTCGCGCCACCAGCAAACGATTCTTTGTATCGCTCAATTGCTTCGGGGTCAGTCAATGTAGCGTTGGGGTCCACGGCCATGCGGCCTGCTTGGTTTAATACTTCTTGGCCAGTTTCAGAAATACCTTCTTTAAGTGCGACACCAGTACCTGTGGCAACTGTCCGTGTAGCAGCACCTAAAAGACCGCCGGGGCGATCAAGTAGATTAATAGTATTTCTAAAAACACCACCGCGCATTAGTGCGCTATCAACGCCTAGAGCATTTAGGCCCGCGTAAGGAATGGCTAAACCCCCAGCAGCCAGTAAATCTGTTTTACCACTTTGCTCACGTTGGTTGCTTAGGATATCGCCAACTGCAGATGGATAAGATGCGGCCACGCCACCGGCAGTAGAACCAATATCAAGCGCTCTTTTGGCTGCTGCAGCTTCTTCAACTGTTTTTGCACCAGTCAGCGCTGCACGAGTTCCAGACATTAAGCCACGGGCAGCAAGACCGCCTACTACAGCTTCGCCTGCATACGGCAAAGATTGGATTGCTAAACTTTTTGCATAGCTACCAAAGTCACCAACGTCTTTAACGTCTTTCCAAGTATCGACCGCACCCATTTCACGCGCACGAGCAGAGGCTACATCAGCTTGCAATTCGTTAGCACGACGTTGTTCAGCCAACCAGCCACTGGCTTTGTTAAGCCCAATTGCACCGGTAACAGCTTCACCTACACCATACAAACCAGCTTGGTATCGATCAACAGACGAGGAAAGTTGTTTAGCACTAACCCCACCGGAACCCGGGTCGTACCCAAGAGTCATTGCTACTTCAGTAGGCGGGACTTTTGCTGCCCGAGAATACATGGAAATAAGGTCTTCATCAGAAGCACTCTTCCAATCGGGCCCCGCCCAGTTACGCAGTTCGTCTATCGAGCGAATTGGCATACGTACTTCCGTCAATCAAATGTTTGAGGTGCCAACGGTGCGTTTTTTTGCGCCCATGCAGCTTGTGCTTCTTCAGGAGTGTTAAACCCTGCCAGCATTCCGGGCATCTTATACACGGTTTTTCCATACACAACTGAGCTAGTTGGCATAGGAGTTTCAGCCGGTACGCCAGACGCTGCCGCTGGGCGTGAAGGCCTTGGTAAAGCCGATTTAGCAGGAGCCGCTGGTGCTTCAGGATTGCGAGCTTCAGGCTTAACATCGTCCTTCAAACCGCCTTGGGCACCAGTACCAGTACCTTTTTGGAAGAAATCTTCTGCGTAGGCTCTTTGTTTTGCAGGCGGCAGCATACGAATAGGAATAGCCTTACCAGTTTTTTTGTCTTTTTCGTTACTTGGCGACTCACCAAATTTATCGACGAAATCAATGATGTCTTTGTTGCTAATAGGCTCCTTGGCAACTTTTTCACCAGATAAGCGTTTAAACACCTCAACATTTTTAATTGGCTGAGCATCTGGACGAGCAAAGTTTCCAGTGTTTCTATCGTAACTAATTGGCTGGCCATCGTCATCAGTACCGACCAATTGCCAGAGGCCTGTTTTCTCTTTCATGGCTTTAGCTTGTGCGGCACGTAAATCAGCATCAGCGTTATAGTTTCTGACTTTGGCCCATGCTTCAGCAGCTTGAGCAGTAGGAATTCCGGCTTTAAGATCAGCAGCCAATTTATCCGCATTTGTTTTTGCATTAGTAGCAGCCGCGTTAGCAGAAGTAACAGATGCCGCTGCAGATGTTTCAGTAGCAGTTGTTTTTCGTTCTTCAAGAGCGTGTGATTTAGCTTTCCAGTAGTTTTCTGGAGTTGAAGACTGCATCATTTGATCTTGCGTGTACTTACTCAGTTGCTGCAGTGTCTTCAGGTCAGCAGGTAACGTTTCTTGTTTACCATCTTTATAAGTAATAACAATACTCTTGTCCCCGCCTAGAGCACTGGGAACCAGCTTGGCTTTGCCGCCGTCTTTAAAGCCGGGCAACTTGTCGTCGTTGTATAAAGGTATAAACGTTTTCTCAATTACTGCCGCAGCATCACCCTGTGCGTCTGTCAAGTCTTTAATGACTTGGTTGTTGAAACCCAACGCAAGTTCTTGCTTATCAGCGTAGCGTTTACCGCGCTGTAACTCACCGAGTTCCAAAACACTTTTTTCATACTGCTGTGCTTTACCAACATCAAGACCGCGCAGGCGACGCAGGTAATCTTGTTGTGCTTGATCTGCCGAATACATTTTGGCAGGCGCAGTTGCAATGTCGGGGCGCAGAGCAGTTTGAGCATTTGCAGGTTGTGGACCTCTGTCAATACCGGTACCGCCTAAATATTCTAAAGGCTTACCCTCCATGCTAATAGTCTCTGCACCAGCAGTACGAATATCTTCTGCAAGTTGGCGCTCCGCACGTTTAGCTGCTGCGTCTTCCCGTGCCCACTCTTGTTGTTCTTTGGCAAGTTTCATACGCTCCGCAGAGTCGTACATACTTCCACCCATCTGAAACCCTTGTGCAAATGAACTTGCCATAATTTGCCTCTTAAATCTTACCTAAAGCGAATTTAGTACCAACACCAGCAGCTGCACCAAGCACCATATTCCATGGGTTGTTAGCAGACTCAGAGTTATAACGACTAATATCAGCTTGATATTTATTAACGCCCAAGTTACCCACTTGGCCCCACCCCTGCATAGCGGTTCCAGCGGCAGCATTAGATGCACCACTGGCTTTCATCGTAGCGTTCATACCAGATTCACCAGCGGCAAGGCCAGCACCACCTGCATTAACTGCGGCCCCAGACTGCTGTAGTGATTGCATTGGTAGTCCTGCGGCCATGCTGTACACGTTGGCTTGTTTTTGTAAACCAAGAGCTTTAGCGGCTTCGCGTGTCTGTGTACCAGCCTGTGCTTTGGCAAGAGCGGCAGTTACGTTGTTTGCGTTAAAACCCAAACCAGAGCGACCTGATGTTGGATCAATACCGTATGAACGGTCACGTTGAATTCCAGTTTGACGAGCTACTTCTTCTGCTGCGGCAATATCACCAACAGCTTGGCCAGCCATCTGTTCTTGGTAGCCAGCAGTGTTGTAAAGGTCGGCATCTGCTTTGAGTTTTTCCATTGCAGGAATAGCCGTTTTTTCATATCGTTCAGTAGACTTCTTAGCCTGATCAAGATTGAATGAACTAATTTCTTTATCTTGAGCCCATATCTCATCAGCCCGTTTATCCGCTTTCTCTTGTTGTTTAAGAAGCGTTGGGTAAATATCGGTCTTGAACGTGTTCCACTGTTCAGTAGACAAGTCCGCTAATTGTTTTTGAGCCTGCCCAATCGCAGGATCAGGTGCAGGTGCTGTACCTCCGCCAAGCCATCCCATTATTCGCCCCTTATAAATTCGTCAAAGGAATCATTGGCAGCAGAGCATGTCCACCCCAACAACGACGCTTTGCGTGCATCTGCAACACTGCCAGTCATGGCAACACACAGCACGACCAAGTTAATAAACTCTTTGCGCAACGTGTAGCCGTGCGCTTTGCCTTCTGCAGACCCATCAATCTCATTTGACGTATGCCAAGCAGTAATCACCACAATCAACATACCCGCCAGTGCAGCGTAGTTGGCTCTATAAAATTCGTTGGCTGGTAACTTTATAAGCAGTTGAGTAAACACATCGTGCATATCATCCACAGTCACCTGATTGTCTTTGTCAACAATGTCATCCCAAGTTTCAATAGCGTGATACACCATCGTCAAAAACTCTAATACTTCTGGGTCTTCTACGGACTCAGTTATCCATGCGGCTAACGGCTGAAGTGTATGGTTACTCATGGGGCTGTATCTTACATTGTTTATTCAAAAAAGGTAAATTTTATGCAGGTGCAGTGGGCCACGTAATATTTACTGGATACCCTGACTGAGCAGGAATATCTCGCAGTGCTTGTCGGTATGTAGCCCATGCGATCTGCTGAGCAGCGGTTAGTGGGCTGTTTGGAATTTGAGTCCAGTCGCTGGCTTGGAGTAATTGGCTTCTTTCGTACCGTGCTTTAACGTCAAGGTAGCTGGTATTTGGTACCCACGACTTAGTGGTGTAGTCAAACATGTATCCATCTGCAGGGGGTGTACCTTTATCAGCAGGCTCGTCTGTTGCCAAGTTATGGTACTGGGACCCGACATCTACCTCACCGTAGTAAACGTAACATCCGCTAGGAATGTCGTATTCTGAGACTTCTGACACGGCAGTACCTGACTGAACGTACCGGCCTGTGTTGGTGTAGTAAGCGTAGTGAATCATCGTTTGCTCGCTAGTACAATTAAATCTGCATGTTTACAAGTCCAGCTATTGCCGTACCCGTTGTAGATATAAGCTTCAACTGTAAACGACCCATCAAAAGGAATAACGTAGGTTCCAGTAAAGGTAGCAGTCACTTTATCCCCGCTGGGGCCCATAGTTTGCACGGCCTCTAAGCCAGACTGGCCAAGGAACGTAGCTACTAAAGTGCCACTAGACGTCCGAAGGTTCAGAAGTAAATTAATATCTCCAGCACCAAAATCAACTTTGACGGCTGTAAAGAAACAGTTAATCACCGTACCGACTGGGAAGGTTGTAGCGGCAGTGGTGACCGAAGTCGATGTACTACCTGTAAAAGTAAAGTTAATAGCGCCTGTGGCGCTAACCGTAGTAGAGATAGCCCCCAGCGGGATACTGTTGGTATTAACAATGTCGCCGTTAAGCTTCATTGTCGAGCCATTAAACGAAATATTAGTAGTAGCGTTACCAAGAACGAAGTTGCCAGTACTGTAAATATTGGCACCAGACCCCGTCATAGTTGGTCCAGCTACTAATGTAGGGCTAGAGCCTACGGCCATAGAACCAGCAAAACTACCCGTAGCCGCTGACAAAGTACCGCCAAATACCGCATCACCTGCAGTATTTATATAAAAAGTGTTAGCGCCTGCTTTGCGGCCAATTAAGCCAGTGCTGCCAAAATACACGCCATTGCTAGTGTCTGAACCAGCAAACATACCATCAGCTACGGAGAATGTAATTCGCCCAGTAATCGTGTCGCCTGCTTTGGACAACTTACCAGCTACGCTACTAAGTGCAGTAGAAGCGTTTGTGTTAGCCGTATTTGCTGTAGAAAGTGCTGTACTAGCATTTGAGTTTGCTGTGTCAGCCGTGTCTTGGGCTGCCGTTATGCTGGGTACAAGTGCTGAATTTAACCAGCCAGCTGCTGGGTTAATAAACTGAGCCTCAAGGTTTGTACCTGCTGCAAAAATAACTGTGCCAGAACTGTTTTTAATAGACAGCCCACGAGAGTCAATCTGAGCCGCAGTAATTTGCCCACGGATAGAAGCTGAACCAAACTCGGCAGAGCCGTTACCATCAATTTTCCAGCCATTTGTGCCAGAGGAAAAGCCAGTTGACTGGATGTACTGCCCTACGGATACAGAGCCAGCAGTCAGCTTGTTTACTGATAAATCAGAGATTTTTGCATCATCAACGGCAAGGTTGGCAATCTTCGCATTACTGACAGCCAAGTTGGCAATAGCCGCATTACCCACGGCAAGGTTAGCAATCTTAG